GGTGCGCGTGTTGACCTACTGGTGACGGACGTCGGCCTGCCTGGCTTCATGAACGGGCGGCAGCTGGCCGATGCCGGCAGGGAGAGACGCCCAGACCTCAAGGTCCTCTTCATCACCGGATATGCGGACAGTGCTTTCGAGGGCGAGGGCCATCTCGGGCCGCAGATGGAAGTGCTCACAAAGCCGTTTTCGGTAGAGGCCTTTGCCGCGCGCGTCAGCAAGATGCTGGATAGCTGAGCAGGGGAGGTGGTCAAGCGCTGGCGAGCGATTGGTGAATCGCCGCCAGCAGTGCGTCGGGCATCCAGGGCTTTTGCAAATAGATCACGGACTTGGGAAGCGCAGCACCAATCTCGTAGCCGTACCCGGTGGTGATCACGGTTGGTAGACCTGGCCACCGGGTGGCCAGCATGTCGGCCAGTTCTGCGCCCTTCAACTGACCTGGCAAGATGTGGTCAGTGATCAGCAGGTCAGGGCGATAGCCATTCAATACCGCGATCATGGCGTCGTCGGCTGATGCATAGGCGGTGCAATCGGCGCCTCTGTCGGTCAGTAGATCTACCATCACCTCACTCAAGACCTGGCTGTCTTCGACGACAAGGATGCGAAACGAACGAAAGGTGAGGGAAGAGGGCATTGGGCTGCTACTTCGATTTCCGCGAAAGCAAGTGATTGAGCCCAGGACTGGGGCCGAAGACACCCATGGTAGCGCATCTGCCGCTTCGTCTGACTTTTTACTCCGGCCGACAGTTCGCTATGCTCTCATCGCCGAGCTGTGAGGCAGGACACTAATGACGAACGCTAGGGCGTACGCCCTGAGCTTACCGAGCTCCCGTGATGGATCTCACACCCCAGTAGAGATAGCCAATGCCCTTGTCCAGGGTTACTAATACCAGTGTATTGGCCAGCTTGAAGCGGTACATCGAGGACATCGAAGACGCGCCTGACCTGCAACGCCTGGATCTGCACTTTCACCGTGCGGGTGCCTATGTGTCGGCGGCACGCGATCTGGGGGCCTTACCGAGCGAGCAGATCCAGGCACTGCTTATCACCTTCGATCACCTCTATCGTCGCGGACTTGTTCGAATGACAGGTGAAGGCCGAAAGCCCCCGCTATTTGGAGGGAGTGGTTTTTCTGACTGATTGGGCGTGGATCCTCGGTAGCGCTATGGCAGGTGAAAAAGCCTTCTGGTGTTGTGCCGAGGTGCACCGTCGCCCCGGTGAAGCCTCGAAGCACACCCCTCGTCGTGTGATGGCAATTTAGCAGCGCCGAAGATGTCTTTTGTATTCAGCGCTTTACTTCGGAGCTTCAATGAACCGCCGTGTCTTGGTAGCAGAGGACGAACCCGCTCTGCGTGCCATGTTGATCGATATTTTCGAGGGGTACGGGTTCGATGTGACTGCCTTTGCTAACGCTGACGAAGCGTGCACCTTTATCTCCAGCCAGGAGTGCCCCCTTGATCTGTTGTTCACGGACGTCAGGATGCCGGGCAACAAGACCGGACTTGACCTTGCCTTCAACGCCCGCCAGCTGATGCCCGACTTGCCGATTGTTATCTCGTCAGGTTACTTCGATGGTCCGATGCAGACGCTCTCCAACGTAACGCTGCTGCCGAAGCCCTGGAGCATGGAGGCGTTTGCAGATGCGTGTCAGCTGCCGGAAATGTGGTAGTTCAGACACCTGCTTGTAGTTTTCGCCATTCCCGCTCTACTGCCCGCTTCGCTGTTGCCTTGGTGGCGTACAGATGCCGCAACCGCCGCGGCCTGTTCTGGTCGCCTTCGGTGAGCGTGTGCTCCTTACCGGTCTTCGAATCGCGGTAGTAGGCGATGATCCCGGTGTAGTCGCCCTGGATCTCGTTCACTAGGTCGGCGACCAAGTCCTCGGGTAGCTTGGCCTCCAACTCCAGGCGCGTGGTGTAGCCACCGTCCGCTGTGAGACTGTGCTGCACGTTCCCCCCGTACCAGATGATGGCGTCGATCTCGGCCTTCACGCCCTGCAGGGTGTAGGTGAGCTCGGGCATGAGCTCAGGCCGGCCCAGGGCGAGCTGGTAGGTGAGGGTGGCGGTACCGCGCTGCAGGCGGTTCCATTCGGCCCGGGCGGCGCGCAGCGCGGAGAGCTGGTCGGCGTAGATATGCCGCAGGTCCTTCACGTTGTCGCCGCCGCCGGCGATGGCCTCCTGTTTCTTGGCGCTGTTGACGTCGTAGTAGAAAGCCCGCACGGCGTCGTAGCTCTCGCGATCAGCCTGCAGGTAGCTGTGCTGGTCGCCGTCCTGGCGGGTGAGGGTGACGTGGCCCAGGTCGGCGCCGCTGGCCGCCTTGCCGCCGCCGGCCGGGAGGAACAGCAGCCAACCCGCTTTCACAGTGGCGACCGCGTCGTAGTCTTCACCCAGGCGGGTGAGCAGGTTGGCGTCCGATTCGCCGGTCTGGTCCAGCTGCAGGATCGGCTGCGCCTCGAGGGCGGGCGCGATGAGCGAGGTGAGCCCCTGGCGCGCGGCCAGGACGCGTAGCACTTCGCCCAGGGTGGTGGCGCTATAGCTCTGGTCCCGTTTGGTCTTGAGGCCCTTGCGCAGGTCGGCACTGCGGGCACGGATGCTGAGCACGTCAGGCGCGCCGCTGTGTTCGGTCTCGTCGACGATGTAGCTGCCCTTGTCGATCAGGCCGCTGGTGGACCAGCCCAGCCACAGGCGGATCTTGGCGCCCCGGGGAGGGATGGCTAGCAGGCCGTCATGGTCGGACAGCACCAGACTCAGCTGGTCGGCTTCGAGGCCGCGGTTGTCTGTCAGATCCAGGCTGATGAGCCGCGGCGCGATAAGGGCGCTGATGTCCTGGCCGTCGACCAGGATCTGGTAGCGCGCCTGGGCATAGGTAGCGCCCTGCACCAGGTCGCGGCCAAGGGTGCGCAGCTGGCCGGTGGCGGTGTCGAGCAGCTCCTGAATCACAGTAGCTTCCTCAGTAGGGTGCCCATGCCGGCCATGCCGGCGCCGAGCAGTTCGCGGCCGGTGTCATCGTCGACGCGCTTGAGGGCGATGCTGAACTCGATGCGGCGCGGGGTGCCGTCCGAGAAGAAGAGCGTCTTGGTCTCAGTGATGCTCTCGATGACCCAGAGGCCGTAGATCCGCCCGCTGCCCTCAATCAACGGCCAGGCACCGCCGGTACCTGCCATGTAGCGCAGCACGTCCAGGCTGGTGGGCGTGCCGGCGAGCTCCGGGGCGAGCCAGCCGGGCAGGGTGATGCTGTCGTCGCCCTTGCCCAGGAACTGGCGCGCCGGCGCGGCACCCACGCGGGAGCTGCTGGCGTGGCGGTAGTCGGTCTGCCGCTGCAGCTCCTGGTAGGCGAGGCTGTAGAGGCTGAAGATGAAATTGCCGAGGGCCATCATCATGGTGGTCAGCTCCTGTCTCTGAGGCTGCTGCGACCGCGGGCAGCCTTCTCGGCCTGCAGGCGGGCCAACTCGGCACGGACCTGGCGGGCGATGGCCTGCGGGTCTTGTGCGGGGGCAGCGTGGATGTGGATTTCGTAGTGGTCACCCGCTACGGGCGCCAGAGGCGGCGCTGGCGGCAACGCGCGCCGGCTATCGAAGGCGATCGGCTCGCGCACCGGCTGCTGCAGCGTGGCCTGGCGTACCGCCTCGATCTGCCGTCCCTGCGGTGATGAGTCCTTAGCGATCGCCGGAACAGCGGCTGCTACCGGCTGCAGGATGGCTTGGCGTACTGACTCGATCTGCCGCTGGAGCGGCGTGGTGTCGCCAGCCGGCTGGGCTAGGACTTGGATTGCCGGTTGCTGGGTGACTAGGCGTACCGCCTCCATCTGTTGCTGCTGGGCAGATGGCAGCTGCTGGGCTGCTGCCGTCTGCGGAGCACCGCCGAGGGCAAGCGCCGCCGTTGCCGTGGCGGCTATGCGCTTGGCGGTGTCGGCAATCTGACCCAGGGGGCTGCCTTCGCCTTTGCCCATGCCGACCGCCAGGCCCTGCATGGTGTATTCGCCCAAGGCGGCGAAGACGCGGGACGGCGAGTGGATGTCCAGCTTCTCCTTGAAGAAGTTGATGGCACTCTGGCCAGCGCTCATCACGGCATCTTTCACCGCGCCTAGGCGGCCGGTGATGCCGCTGACCAAGCCGTCCATGATCATGCCGCCGAGTTCGGTGAATCTGGCCGGGAGGTCGAAGCCGAAGTAATTCAGCACGGCAGCGAAGGCCTGGTAAAAGAGCCCGACCGGCGAAAAGTTGAGGATCTGGCGGGCGATGCCGCCGATCCCATCGCTGATGCCCGCTGTGAGGCCATTGAGCAGCACGGTGCCGAGCTCGGTCAGCCGAGTGGGAAGCTCCAGACCGAAGTAATTCAGCACGGCGGCGAAGGCCCGGTAGAAGAGGCCGATCGGCGAGAAGTCTAGGATCAGCCCAGTGATGCCAGCAATACCACCCGTGGCTCGCGCCTTCATCGCCGCCCATACCCCTGCGAACCACGGACCGATTGTTTTCCAATTGGCGTAGATCAGGGCGCCGGCGGTGACCAGTCCGAACAGGACAGCGCCAATGGGGTTGGCGATCGCGGCGGCGCCGATCATGCGGAGGCCAGCCGCTAACAGGGGAAAAGCGCCCTGGCCCAGCTTGAAGAGCAGGTTCAGCACGCTGGGCAGGCGGATACCGACCTGAGCAAGCATGAAGCGCAGTGCGAGGAAGGGGCCAAGCACGCCGGCGACGCCGAGGGCGACGGTACCGAAGGCGATCGACACTGCAGACAGCACCGCGGCCACCTTGACCAGGTTGCCGGCGAGGACCGGATTCTCGCGGGCCCAGGCGCCGGTTTTCCCGGCGAGGTCGCCCAGCCAGGTGATGATTTCCTTGAGCTGGGGCGCAATGGCGGCGCCGAAGTCGGCCTGGGCGTTGGTGAAGGCGCCAGTCGCGGCCTCCCAGGTGTTGGAGAGGGTGCCCAGCTGCTCGTTGACGCGCATCTGCAGATCCGCCTGGGCCTTCATCTTGCCCTGGACTTCCTGGTAGCCGGCGAGCCCCTTGGACATCATGGTGTTGAGCGCGGTGAGGGTCTCAGAGTCGTCGCCGAAGACCTGTTTCAGCACGTCCAGGCGGGTCTCGGTGTTGAGGCTCTTGAGCTTGTCCAGCTGGGCGTAGAGCTTCTCCATGCCGCCGAATTCGCCCTTGCCGTCAGTGAAGTCGAGCTTTATGCCCTTGTCCTTGAGGCCCTTGTTGGCCTTGCCGACTTTGTCGGTGTCCATGCCCATCTGAAAGATCTTGCGCAGGGCGTTGCCGGCAGCGCCGCCCTCCATGCCGGTCTGGTCGAGCTGGATCAGCAAGGGGGCCAGGGCATTGGTCGCCTCGAGGCCGTCTTTCTTGATGATGTCCAGCGCCGGGCTGATCTTGCTGAAGCCTTCCAGCATGTTGTTGGAGTCGACGCCCAGGTAGAAGCCGCGCTGGATGGTGTCCATCAGCCCCATGAGGTCCTTCTCGCTGGTGCGGGTGGCGTCCTGCATCTTGGCGGCGAACTCAGCCGCCTCGGTGACCGGCATCTGGAGCTGGACGCCTAGGTAGGCAGCAGCCTCGCCCATGCCGCCGAGGATGGTCTTGGCCGACATCCCCTGGCGCACCAGCATGGTCATCATTTCTTGGAATTCAGCCGTGGTACCGGGCAGGCGATCGCCCAGGCGCGTGGCCAGGTCGGAGATCTCCTTGAATTCCTTGGGGGCCGTGCCGTCGCTCAGCATCAGCGAGGCGCGTAGCTGGGTGGCGGCGTCCTCGGCCGGGGCGAAGGCCTTGATCATGCCCAGCACCGGACCGCCGATCGCGGCGCCGGTAGCGGCGGAGCTGGCCCCGGCCATGGCGGCATTGCCGGCCAGCTCCTGGCCGCGCTTGAGTTTGCCGCGGGCACTGGCCAGCTTCTCCTGGGTGCGATTGAGGCGCTCGAGCTTGCCCCGCTGTGTGTCGATCGCGGCATTGGCGCTGGTGAGTTGCGCCTGCAGCCGCGCCTGGGCGCCGCCGAGGTCGCGGGTATCGACGCCACTGGCGCGCATGATTGGCAGCAGACGCTGCAGCTCGGTGCGCTGGGCGGTGTGCTTGGCCTGCAGCTTGTCGACGGCTGTGGCCGCGTTGGCGAAGGTCTTCTGGAAGGCCGCGGACGGGGCGTCCATGGCCTTGAGCTGCTCGCGGTAGGAGCGCAGCTTCTCCTGGCCCTTGGCCAGGGCCTCGGCGCTCTGGCGCACGGCCTCGCGCTGGCGCTGGTAGGCGCTGATGTCCTGCTGCTGCTGGTTGAGCTCCTTGACCCGGTCCCGGGCGGCCTTGAGCGCCCGGGCGGTCGCGTTACCGCCCCCGGCGATGCGTTTGAGGGGAGCCGTGACCTTGTCCAGGGCGGACAGGAGGACGCGGATCTGCAGGTCATTGGCCATCGGGGGCGACTCGTTTGCGGGCGCGCTCGCGCCAGTCCATCAGTTCGGCCAGGCCCAGCTGGTCGAGCTGGGCTGGTTGCCAGTGGAAGGTGATGGCGAGATCTGCCATCGCTTCCTCTACGCGGACGGGGAGAGCTCCGCCCGGACCGACTTCTTGAGCAAAAAACCGGCGATCTTCCCGCCGACGTCGACCAGGTCGGCCGGATCCATGCCGCGGACTTCGCTCTCGGTCAGGCTGGGAATACTGATGCGCGGGGTCACACGCATGATCGCGGCGACGTCCAGCTGCAGCAGCTCGGCCAGGGAGACGCCGCGCAGCTCGCCGGCGTTGGGCTTGCGCAGGGTGATCTGGGCAATGGTGGTTTCGCCGCGGGTGATGGGCTGGTCGAGGACGACGACGTTGTCTTGGGTGGTATCGCTCATGGTGGTACTCCAGGTAATAGGCTAGGGCTGGCCCGCCGGGGCGGGCCGAAAAAGGAAGGGATCAGATGCCGAGGGCGGCGCGCTGCTTGGCCAGGCGGTCTTCACCGCCGACGATCTCGACGAAGTTGAGGAGGTCGATCTCGATCACGGTCTCGCCCGCCACGATCAGCTTGTAGTAGCTGCAGGTGGTGGTGATCTTGTGCTCGGTGTCCTCGCCCGGAGTGGCTTCGCCCATCTCGATGGTTTCGTGACGGCCGCGGACCACGATCTCGACGGCGGTGTCCTCGCCGGTGTCGTCCTGCTGGTAGGTGCCGGTGAAGCGCAGGGGTACGGCTGCGGCGCCCACGGCGCCGAATTGCTTTAGGGCGGTGAGGTCTAGGCCGCCCAGGGTCCACTCCAGCTGGATGCCGTCGTCGGAGAAGCCCAGGTCCGCTTTGACGGGGCCGTTCATGCCGGCGCCGCGGAAGGCTTCCATCTTGCGGCCGAGGGTCGGCAGGGTGCAGGACTTGGCGACGCCCAGGTAGGAGTGGCCGTCGTTGAAAAGCATCATGTTCTTGAGTTTGCGGGGCATGGCCATGGAGGCAGCTCTCCAGAGGGCGCCCTAGGGGGCGCCGGATGTTCAGGGTAGGGATCAGGCGTTGACGCGGCTGGCGAAGTCGACCAGGAAGCGGTCGGTGATGCGCTGGCGCAGGGTCAGGTCTTCCAGCGGCGGGACCGGGGTGTAGTCGTAGTCCAGGAAGAGCTTGCCGGCCTTGAGCGTCTCCTTCTCGTTGGCATCGGCGTCGTACCAGCACTCGCCGCCGAGCAGGTAGCCCTGACGGGTCAGCTCGCGGAATTTGGCGTTGATGCCCTCGACGATGTCGCGCACCAGGCTCGGGTGCATCGGGCGGTCATTGGCCCAGAAGTGCGCCTCGGCCATGGTGTCGGCCAGCACCTGGGCGGTGCGGGTGTAGTTCTCGAAGGCGAACAGCGGATCCTCGCTGGTGGTGCGCGAGCCCCAGAAGCGATAGCCGTCGTGGTTGATCAGCGTGGTCACCTCGTTGCCGTTGAGGTAGTCGCTGTCGGTCGAGGTGTTCTGCAGATCCCAGAAGACGTCCTTGCTGATGCCAGTCACGCCGTCCAAGGCCACGTTGGACAGGGTCTTGTGCCAGCCGGTGCTCTGGTCCAGCTGGGCGCGCAGGCCCAGGGCCCGGGCGGTGGCGTTGGCGGTCACAGTGGCGTTCTGGACGGTGGACCAGGCCAGGAAGTCCGGCCAGTGGAGCATCAGCTCACGGGCGCCGAATTGGTTGCGGTAGGCGACGGCCTCTTCCTTGGTGGCGCAGCCGTTGCAGCTCGCATAGACGAAGCCGCGCAGCTGCTTGGCGATGGCGATCATCGCGGTGGTGACGGCCTGAGTGTCGAGCCCGGGCACGCCCAGGATGCGCGGCGTGATGCCCAGTTGGGCCTTGGCCGCGAGCAGGGCTTTCATGCCGGTATAACGGCCATTGGCGACGCCGCCGATGATGTTGCTCTGCAGCTCGGCCGCATTGGCGCCATCGGGCACGCGCACCACGACGGTGACGGGCTTGGACTGGTCGGCGATCGCCTGCAGCGACTCGGCCAGGGTGCCCTTGGTGCCGGCTTTGCCGACGGCGCCCTGGACGTTGGTCAGCAGGACGGGCGTGTTGAGTGGGAAAGCGGTGGCATCGGCATCGCTGCCGGTGCAGACCATGCCGATGACGGCCGTGGAAACGGTGGAAATGGAGCGGGTGCCCTGATTGATCTCGAGGACACGCACGCCGTGATGGTAGTCAGCCATGAGGGATTGCCTGCGCAGGTGGGTAGGTGACGCTGCACAGGCTGGCGGATCCGCGCGCGCGGGTCGCGGGGCGGGAGTTGTAGCGGCGCCCGCTACAAAATGCCGACCACCATCAGGCGGCCTGAGTGGGCTCCTGGTAGCCCTGGGCGGTGAGGTGGCCGGTAGTGGCGGCCGGATCCGGGCTGGTCGGCCAGTCGCCTTCGGCCGGGACGGCGCCGATGGTGTCAACGCGATTGAGCAGCACCCGGTAGGTCTTCCAGGACTTGAGCGCCTTGGTCTCGGCCTCGGTGGCAATCTCCAGATCCACGGCATCCTGCAGGGCGTTGACCTGGTTGCTGGCGTACTGCAGCAGCAGGGCGCGCTTGCGGGTAGCCGGGGCCTTGGCCGCGGCCAGTTGCGCGGCTTCGTCCAGCTGCCAGTGGTCGTCCTGCCAGGTGTCGAATTCGCTCAGGGGCGCCACCAGGGTGTAATCGCTGGGCAGGGGGCCCAGGAGTGCCCACTGGCGTGGCTCGCCGGTGCCGGTGTGGTAGACGGTGGCACCGCGGTGATCCTCGACCGCGATCCAGGCTTCATCGCGGCGCACCAGGACCATGCCGTTGCTCGGCTCGGGCGGATTGTCCAGGGTGCTGTGGGCCGGGATGAGCCAGACATCCGGCTCCAGCGGGCTGGGATCCGCCGACGTTTTGCCCAGGAGCTCGCCGGACACCGGGTCGAAGGTGGCCACCTGGGGGACCAGGCGGTCTTGCCACCAGGGAAGCGCAGTGGTCTGGGCGGGAAGGTCCAGGCTGACCAGCAGGTTTTCAGAGTCGGTATTGGTCATGGGGTCGATCCTCAATACTTGATGCAGGCCAGCAGCGCGATGTTGCGCGGGCGTGATTCGGTACCGCCGCTGAAGCTGACGGTGATGGTGTGGGTGTGGTCGCCCGCAGTGCTGGTGCCCTGACTGGCTTCACCGGAGTAATAGGCCTCGTCGCCATACACGGCATTACCAGAGCCTTCCGGCGCGCGGTCCTGCTTGAACGACATGGTGTGCTGGTGGGCACCGGCGTTCGCTGCGGTGGCGCTGTGGGTGTGGTTCAGGTTCTGGCTGGCCTGGTTGCTGTTCAGGACCCGGCCACCATCGACGCCGCGCCCATCGTCCCAGGCGCGCAGGAACTCACCCCGCAGATCCGGCAGGTTGAACGTGGTGGAGCCATCCCCTGCGCCGAAGTTGGTCCCGATCACGGCGAACAGCGCAGCGTAGGTGGAGCGCGATACCGCTGCGCCGTTGGCCTTGAGGAAGCCGGCCGGCGCCGAGCTGCTGGGGAAGAAGACGACCTCGGCGGTGCGGGTGCCGGTGGCGTCCTGAACGAAGGCAGTATTGGCGCCATCGTTGGTGTTATCGCCGCGGGCCTTGGTCGGCATTTCGATGCCGTTACCCACTACGACCTTGCCCGTATCGAGCTTGACCGACAGCGGGCGGAGTGAGTTGTAGCCGCCATACGGATCGCCCGAAGCGGTGATCATGAGCCAGAGGTAATTGCCGTCGTTGCGCCAGAAGGTGCCGTAGTTGCCGGACATGATCCGATAGGCGTTCTGCGACAGCGACCGAACCTCACCGCCCGGGGTCACGCTCAGCAGGGACGGGTTCCACGTTGCCCCGTTGTCGCCGTTGTCCCACTCCAGGAAGAGGTTATTGCCGTCGGTCTTCCAGCGCGAGGACTTGGCGCCACCGGTCCGATCGAGCATGGCCACGGTGGGCGCGTAGCTCATGACGGAGAGGCCACCCGTGCCGTCGCCGGCATCGCTCTGGACACACAGGCTGGCCCCGCTGGGATCGGTGACCCAGCTGCTGCCCGGCCGGATCCGCGTCTTGACCACGTACTCCATCTGGTCCTGGTCATTGAGGCCGCCGAAGTAGGCGCGGCGGTCTGCGGTGGCCGAGCCGCTGGGCGTGAAGAACCAGCGAGGCCTCCAGCCGCCGTTGCCGTCGTTGACGCCCTGATAGCACAGCGTGGTGATACCGGCACTGTTGCGGTATTCGAGCGACAGGTTTCCAGCGGCTTCCAGGTTCTGCAGGGTGACCAGCTTCCAGCCGTTGCCCGTCGTCGTGCCCTTCAGCACATGATCAGTCTGGTCCTGGAGATCGGAAAACTTGCCGGTTCGGGCAACGTTGGCCAGCTGGTCAGCGAACGCGAACTCGCGCCACGGATACCAGCTCGCGTCGTGCCGCACCCGAACGAACGTCCGCCCACGACCGCCCGAGGCGCCGAATATTTCGGTGGCCACCTGGGTCAAGCGGGCACCTGAGCCCGGCTGGCCGTGGGTGAAGACCTCGAACGCCACCCGGGCGGCATCCGCCGCACCGGTAACAGGCCAGTTCAAGGCTGCGCCGGCGGTCACGGCGTCTTCGCACCGGATCATGCCTCCTACCGGTGCGTCGTTGAGGTTTATCGCGTTGTTCTGTACCGGCGCCGCGCCGGCCAGGCCGTAGGCCGCCATCACGGCCTGCACGAAGGCGGTGGTGGCGATCTGGGTGGTGTTGGTGGCGATGCCGGCCGTAGGCGCCTTGGGCGTACCGGTCAAGGTCGGCGACTCACTGTTCGCCTTGAGTCCCAGCGCCGTGGCCATATCGGTGGCGTAGTTCGGGTTATTGCCCAGGGCGGCCGCCAGCTCGTTGAGCTGGTTGAGCGCTTCCGGCGAGCCATTGACCAGGGCAGCGATCGCGGCCTGGACGAAGGCCGTCGTGGCGATGCTGGTGTCATTGTCGCCGGCGGCCGGTGTTGGGGCGCGCGGATCGCCCGTCAGCTGCGGCGAGTTGAGCGGCGCCTTGCTGTCGTCGGTGATGGCGATGTTCGCCGTGCCGTCGAAGAGCACGCCGTTGATGGTCCGCGCGGTGGCCAGCTTGGTCGCGCTGGGTGCTTGGCCGGATCCGTTGCCAGTACCGCCGTTGGCGACGGGCAGGAAGGTGGTGGCGGCGGTGGCGCGCCCTTTCTTGTCGAGCGTGACGCCGCCATAGGTCCCGGCGGCGACACCGGTGTCGGCCAGGGTCACGGTCAGGGACAGATCAGCGCTGCCGTCGAAGGTCCCCGTGGCAGTGGCATCGCCAGTGAGCTTGACCGCGCGCGAGGTAGCCAGCTTGACGGCCACCGCCGCGTTGCGTGCTCCGCTGAGCAGGCCGTCCACCAGGCCCTTGAGGTACTTGGTGCGGTTGGCCAGCTGCTGGCCCTGGCGGTTGGAGAGCCCTTCGGGGCCGCCGACTACCGGATCGGTTTTCTCGATCTGGTAGACGCCATCCTCCCACTGCTCTTTTTCGGTGAGGTTCGTCATCAAGCGACTCCGTAGGTAAAGGTCCCGTCGTAACGGAAGGTGCCGCTGTGATCGTTGAGCGCAGCGGTAAAGTTGAGGGCAATGAGCTCGCAGCGCGCCGGGGCGACGTCGGCGAGGGTTTGGCGGATCCGCGCGGCCTGTTCCACGCTGATGGGCTGGGTGACGTACACGCTGTACTTGGCCCAGTGCTCGTCATGGCCATAGAAGCGGTCGCCGTTGTAGGTGCGGCTGGCGTCGTGGAGGCCACCGGTGGCGCCCTCGATGAGGGTGAAGGCCTCGGAGCCAAGCAGGTTGGTCAGGGCGCGGCGGACGGCGCCGCGGGTGCCCTTGTGCCGGTGGACGGTGACGGAATCCGCGATGATCTGGCGCTTGGCGTCCTCGCCCCAGTTGACGTCCCAGTCATCCACCGAGACCGCCCAGGCCAGCCAGGGCAGCACCGCGGCCGGGCACTTCCAGGGGTTCCACAGATCGCGGATCGGGACCGGCAGCGCATCGATGCCGGCGCCGCTGGCGGCGATCGCACGCTCCAGGGGCAGGCTGATGGGTGGCAGCAGGACGCTACTCATCGGTGCCGCCCTGGGTCAGGGGGATACCGGTGCAGTAGGCGGCCTGGTGCTGGGCGACCTCGAGGTCGGTGGCCGGACTGGTCAGGATGACGTTCTGCACGCCGCTCTGATGCAGCGCGGCGAACAGGCCCGAGCGGGAGACGTCCTGGCCCATGGCGTGGCGCTCGGCCACGTAGGCCTTCGCCTTGGCCAGGGCCGCGGCTTGCACGACGGCCATATCCGGGCCGCTGTAGAAGACCAGGGTGGCCGCCACCTGGTAGGGCAGAATCTCGGCAGCGACCACTTCGACGGTGTCGCAAAGCGGCCGGACGTCTTCGTCGTTGAGCGCTGCGGTCACGGTGGCCAGCAGCGCGGCGCTTGGCGTGCCGTTGCCTTCGGTGCTCAGGACCACGACGCGCACGGTGCCCTGGATGGGACGCAGGATGGCTACGTCCTTGACCTTGGCCGAGGCGGACAGCGCGTGATAGCGGTAGGCATTGCGCGGGCCGGCGGTGGTGAAGCCTTCCAGGGCGAGCTGGGTCCGGTACCGCAGGCGATCATCCGTCTCATAGACGGCGGGGATGGCCGGGGTGACGCTGTTGTCGGCCGGCGTCACCAGCAGGCGCTGGACGCCGTACCAGGCGGCGACGTTCTCAAGGTCCGCACCGGTGGCGTAGGCCAGCATCACGGCCTTGGCGCCGTCGTTGATGCGCTGGCGGAGGATGAGCTCGCGGTAGGTGTTCTCCTGGAGCAGCTTGTTCAGCGGCTGCGACTCCAGCTCCAGGCGCGCGGCGATATCGGCCTGCTCGGCAGCCGGATACAGGCTGACCAGGCGGGCCTTGCGGGCGGCCAGCAGGGTCTCGAAGTCCAGGGACTCGACGACGTCGGGCAGCGGCAGGAGGGAAAGGTCGATCATGCGAGGCCTCCAAAGACCAAGGGGGCGCGCAGGCTGACGGCGGCGTTGGTGACGGTGCTGTAGCCCTCCAGGTCGACGAAGGCCTGGCCCGGGGCGTCGCCCAGGGTGAGCGCGATGCGGGTGAGGTTGAGCCGCGGCTCCCAGCGCATGAGGGCGATCACGGCCACGGCCTTGGCCTGCAGCGCGGTGGCGTCGTTGAACGGCTGATCGATCAGGCTGAACAGGTCGCAGCCATAGGGGCGGCGCATCACGCGGGTGCCGATCGGCGTGGTGAGGATGTCGCCGACCGACTGCTGGAGCTCCTCGAGCTCGGTGACGGCGAGGCCCGTTGTGCGGCTCATCATGGCGTGGGCGCTCCCGTCTTCGCGTTGCCGGCCTGGACGCCGCTATGCGGGTGCTTGACCACGCTGATGCCGGCGGCGACGACGTCGCGGGTCACAGTCACCAGGCCGTCAATGTCGACGTCGCCCTTCAGCTTGAAACCGCCCGGGGCGACGATCTCGACACGTCCGCCGGCGGGCAGGGTGGCCACCAGGTGGTGGGCTTCGCTGTCGTACTCGACGACAGCGCCGTCCGGGTAGGTGCGGCGGTGCAGGCCGGCGCGATCGCCGTTGGCAGGGATGAGGGCGCTGAACAGGCCGCCGATGGCGATGCCCTGGGCAGTCTGGCCGCTGGGGCTGAGGACCAGGACCTGCTCGCCCACGGTGGGCGGATCCCAGTCGCGGGTAGTGCCAGCGCGCAGGACGGTCCAGGGCAGCCAGCCGGTCAGCAGGTTGCCGCTCTGAACCCGAACCCGGGCAGGGCGCTTGTCTGGGAGACTGCCATGGTCGACCTCGGCAACGGTGCCGAGGCGGATCAGGTTCTCGATGAGGCGGGAGAGGGCGGCGATATCGGTCATGCCGCGGAGGATGGCGGCCGCGCGCACGGAGTGCAGCCGACGGGATGTGTAGCGGCGCCTGCCACACATCAAAATTTTCTAGCCGCCGGTCTTCCTATACGGCCGCTTAAATAGGCGAAGTAATAACCGTGGTATCAATAATTTCTAGGCCGCTACAGCGCTGCGAGTCTTGATCCCCTTGGCATCCACGGTAGAGACATACGAGACTCTGATCACGGGCTATCCGACAATGTGGTTTATACCGCGTCTGTTTTTTGATTCCGCTTTATTTGTTCGGAAGCCTTTCAATTGCCAGGCTGTAACTGTCGCGATTTCTTCTGGCAATAAATATTTCGAAGTGAATGCCGTGGGCGGATAATATTGAGGTGATCACTTTTCGCTGCGCTGGTGGCATTTTTTCACCAAATATCACTTTCTTAATGGCATGCGCAGAATATTCTATGCTTCCATGCTCTTGAGAAATGAAGCGGTACTCGTTCTCCATACTCCATGCCTTATGTTTAGTACATGCGTGCCGCATCAATAAAAGGATGCTTCTATATATGTCTGAGCCGGAATAGCTTTCTAATAATTCTAAGAGGTCTATGGTAGGAAAGTTGTCGCTGTATTGGACCGGTGTACGGCTTATTGTCTTAGGTAGCGACTCGATAAGAAGGCTTGATTCGAATATTATTTTGAAACCCTTCAATCCGTCGCCATAATGAGACCACATGAGAATGTCGCGATCTTCATTTTCTGCATCTTCGAGTTTTCCGTTGAATAGGCAGCAATAAGACAAGTTGCGAAAGACGTTTAGCGAAATTTCTTCTATGTTTTTCAGGGTAGGGGCAAACCCATCAATAACCGCTTGAGGGTCGTGCTTCAAAATCCGCTTTGCATTGTTGGAGTGCTCTCTCCAGCTGTCATCTATTCCCCTTTCTTTCATCCTGTCGAAAACATCGATGCAGCGCGCCGCATTGTCAGGATATATTATTTTTACCTGTCCTTCGAATGGGTCGTTGAACTCTTCCATGTGGGAGAACCATAGATAGGGTGTCGATAAGGCCTCAAGATTCCTTTGATTGAATTGATAGAATTTTGAAAGGTATCGGTTTGGTTCGGCTAAGAGATCAAGGATGCTCATTTATCTTCCCTAATAATGATCAAGTTGCTCAAGGATGAGACTGCGAAGGTTATCTCTGTCAATATTTGTTAACCCTAGCAAAATCCGCTCTGAATACCTAACCATTGGCGCGCCGCGCTCGGCGCGGTCTTTCAGGCCGTACTGGTGGACGCGGGCGATACGGGAGACGCGGCCGGCAAAGCCGATCACCGCCTGCTGAGGCGAACCCTTGGCCTTGAGGTAGCGGGCCATCTTGAGCTTCTCGAACATGCGCCGCTTGATGCGGCCCTTCTTGCCACGCAGGTCCCGCGGCTTGCGTGCCTCGAACGGTGAGCCGTCCGGGTTTACCTGGGCGCGGATCCGCTGCTGTTGGCTGCGGCGCAGCTGCTGGGCGGCCTTGCGGGCGAGTTGGGCCCGGCCGCGACCATCCAGCTTCTGTAGGAGCGGCGAGAGCCAGGTCTCCAGCGCCTCAAGGTCAGCCACGGCTGCGGCCCGGCTGAGGTGTTTCCAGGGCCAGGGCGTCGCCGGCGGATCCGGATTGCCATTCGGCCAGCAACTCGTCGCCGGCAAAGACCTGCCAGGTGGCAGGCTCCTGGTACTCGGTGTACGGGGACTCGGGCACGTGGCTCAGCTGGTAGGTGTCGTCCGGTTGGCGCATGACGACCACGCGCTCGGTGAGGGGCAGGGTGATCGCCAGATCCACCTTGGAGTTGTCCAGGATGTCGGCCTCGAAGCCGATGCCCTGGGCGGACTTATCCAGGTTGACCAGGAGCTCGGACTGGTTCGTCCGGACCCAGGCCAGCAGCGGCAGCATCACCGCGTCCGGGTGGCCGGCGAAGTCGGTCAGGATGATCTGCAGCTCGTAGCCGTACTCCCAGGACAGGCTGGCCGCCGCGGTGCAGCGCAGCTTGCCCTTGTCGATGAAGACCAGCAGCCGGTCAGGGCTGTGGCGTAGCTCAGGGACGGCGGCGAGCAGGTGGGCGCGCAGGCTTTCGGGCTTGTTCATGGGTGGACCTGCTGAGCTTCATAGACCATATCGACCTGGGCGGCGCAGTCGGCCCAGGCAGCTTCCAGCGCCTCGCTGTCGTCCAGGAGCTCGCCGTTATTGCGCGGGTCGGTCGACGGCAGCTGGCAGCGCGTTACCACTGGACAGCCACTCACGGTAAGCCGCGGCTCCTGTGAGGACGGGCCGCTGGCGCAGCCGGCGAGCAGCAGCAGGCAGAGGCTGGCCAGCCCAAGCCTTGAGGTCGGCGTTTTCATCTTCGAGCTCCTGGATCCGGCGCTTGCGGACATCGATCTCGCGGCGCAGGTCTTGCTGGGTGGTCTGCAGCTGGGCCTGGGCGGCCCGCTGCTGGTTGAGGGTTGCAGCGAGGTGGTCGCGCTCGGCGGTCAGCTGGGTGACCTGGTCCTCGGCGACCTCGCGCTTCTGGTTGGCCTGGTCGATCCGCAGGCCCTGCGCATAGAGGGTCAGGCACAGCACGGCGATCGTCAGGGCCAGGGCGAGCGCGAAGAGTGCCTTCTCCTTCCAGCTGATCATTGGCGGTACCAGCCAGCGCGGTTCATCGCCGCCTGGTCCAGGTGCTCGAGCTCGCCGATCACCACGACAGCGCGCACGCCAGGCTTCGCGGTCTGGATGGCTTCGCAGAGACGCTCAGCCTCTTCAAAGGAAGCGCCGGCCGGCAGGATGAAGACCTCCCCATCCTGTGGCTCCATGCGCTGCACGTCGGTGACGGGTGTCATGCGGCGTCCTTAGCCGGGGCGGCGGCGCTGTAGCGGGCGAAAGCGCGCTCGAGCTTCACGTCGTAGAGGTTGCGGGCGTAGGCCGGGCCGTTATAGCCGCGGGCGAAGTCGGCCCATTTGCCGGCCTTGAGCGCCTTGAGCAGGGCGGGCTCCGCCTTGATGAAGCGGACGAAGGCGTCGAGCTGCTCGGCCTCGCTGGTCTGCATGCGGGTGACGAAGTCCTGGACGCTGGCATAGCCGAGGTTTTGCCAGTGGTAGCCCATGACCTGGAACAGGCCCCAGCTGCACGACTCCAGCGCGCAGGCCTCGTCGATCTGCCGGGCCGAGGTCAGGCGCTGCCACTCGGCCGCGCCGCCGGCGTAGCCGCCGGACTTCGGATTGATCAGGTTCGGATTGAGCGCAGCTAAGCGATCAGCCTCGGCCTGGCCGTGGGCCTTGACCAGGCGCTGGTAGAAGACGTGGCGCTCGAACAGGATCACCACCCGACCGTTGTCCAGGAAGCCTTCGCCCTTGGACTCGACCTCATTGACCGCCTGGACGGCTGCGACGGGGACGCCCAGGGTCTTGGCGGCGCGCTCTAGGTCGGCGTAGCCCAGGTGGAGCGGGTCGCGCTTGCCCAGCAGGGCGGCGAAGGTCTTCGGGCCGGCGATGCCATCGGCGACCAGGCCGACAGAGCGCTGGAAGGCTTCGACGGCCTGCTCGGTGACTTCGTCGTAGTCGCCGTCCAGGTCAACGGAGAAGCCGGCGGCGGCCAGGGCTTTCTGCAGGTCGCGCACGGCCAGGCCGTGCGCGCCGAGGATCAGGATCTTGGGCTGGTTCATTGCGTTTCCACCTTGCGTTCGACGAAGCGTTTGGCCGCGGCGCGAGTGCCCTCGACGCCCAGCAGTCCGATGATTCCGCCCCAGAAGGGGCCGGTGCTGGCGGGGATGCCCAGCAGGGAAAGGCCGTGGCTTGCGGCCAGGGCCAGGGCGCCACAGAGCGGAGCTTCGAGCAGCACGCGCCGAAGGGTGCCGCCGCCGTAGGCGATGCGCAGGGCGGCAATGACGCCAGCCACCAGTCCGGCGTAGAGCGCAGGCCAGTTGTGTTCGAGCCAGGCGGCGAGCCAGGCCCAGGTGTCGGGACGGTCGGGCATAGGAGGTTTCTCGTGCATGGGGTCAGTCCCAGAGGTTCACCGGCTGCTGCGCGGCGATGCCGGCAGTGGTCTGGGCGGGGGCGTCTGGCAGGGATATAGGGGTGCCGATCGGCAGGATGGGGCCGAGCTCGGCCAGGCCCGGGTTGGCTTCGAGCGCGGCCTCGGTGACGCCCTGGGTACGCCCGTAGTGCCGCAGGCAGATCCGATCCAGGGTGTCGCCTTGCTGAGCGCGCACGAAGGCGGCCATCAGATGAGCTCCACGGTGGTCCGGGCCAGGCCCAGGAAGTCACGGATGGCCCAGCGCTGATCACGCCGGTACTCGTCGATGGTGGGTGTCTGCGCCTCGGCGTCCTTGTCGCCTTTGGCGGTGCTGTCGTAGCTGCGGTAGCGCTCGGCGACCTCAGCCGCGGTGGCGGCATCGATCGCGCGCAGGTACAGGTGGGCACGCTCGCTGACGCCGTCGACCAGCAGACCAGGCACGGCCGCCAGGTTCGCGTAGCCGCTGGTGGTCTGGGCGAAGCGATAGCCGGCGAGCTCGCGGTTCACGCCGATGGCCGCGGCGATCACCGCGGCTTTGAGCTTCTCGGTGCTGACGCTGCTGTCGATCCGCAGCCGCGCGCGGACCTGGTCCAGCTCGATCGCCGGCCAGAAGGGGTCGGACACCACCTGACCGCTGGCGACGGTGCCGCCCGCAATAAATCCGCTCATAGTGCTGCTCTCGAATAGGGCGCCGGTGGTCGGGGCTTCACGGTCCCAAGCGAGGCCTGGCCGATCCGCCCCGAGCCGGCGGGGTTGCGGGGGACCGCTTGGTTAGCCGCCAGTGGCGGCATGTTTCTTGGCCAGGCGCTCGGCCCGTTCCAGGTCTTTCTTGCCGCCGCAGCGGTCGTGCAACCCGATAGCCTTGCGCAGCATCTCGATCGCCGAGACAAGTTGGCCTGGCCGGCCGGGTCGATCCTCGTCGACGTCGGCCAGCTCGGCCCGGCCGATGGCCAGATAGAGCTTGGCGCGCGCCTCGTCGGGCATGTCGTGCTCATCGGTGAGTACGGCGGTGCGGACCAGGATGTCCAGGTCGAAGATCTGGCCGGCTTTCTGCGCTGCGAGTGCGCCTTCGGCGACTTCCTCGGCGATCAGGCAGCCCGGGGTGCGCTCGAAGCGATCGGGCATCAGCAGGCCGTGGCGCAGCACGTAGGCGGCGATGTCCAGGGCGCCTGCGAACTCGCCGGCATCGATGCGCCAGATCATCACGGTGACCAGCACCTCGTCTTGGGCGCCATTGCCGCCCTCTAGCACGCCGCTGACATAGTCGGCGTAGGCGCCGAGCAGCTGCCGCTTGAGTTCGGCCTTGGCCTGGGTGGATTGCACCTGCTTGAGTCGCAGCCGGTCCTGCAGCAGCTGGGCCAGCTGCTGCTCGTACACGGTGCGGCCCGCCATGCTGTCGGCCGGCCCGGCGGCCGCGGCGGCGAGCGCCGCTGCAGCTGCCTGGAAGTGGCTTTTCGCGGGAGAGGAGGCCATGGCTTACACGCCCGTCACGATGTTTTCGATCAGGCAGCCGAAGCCGTAGTCCTCGACCACGTACGCGTCGTTGCTCGACTCGTAGTTCTCGATGCGGTTCTTCTCCGGCGCCTCCTTGACGAAGCGGCGGCGGCCACCGGTTTGGTAGTACAGCGACAGGTTTTGCAGCGAGGTGATGAGCATCCCGTTGTCCGGGCAGTACGGCACCTCCACCGGCTGCAGACCGCCCATGCGCCGTTGGGCCAGGATCACGTCGGTGGCCAGCTTCTCGGAGGCTGGCTGCTCCTTGTTCACCAGCGGGAAGTACTTGTCGTGCACCAGGTCGCGGCCAAGGATCACCACCAGGCCTGGATCCTTGCGGTACCAGGGGTCGATCAGGTTACTGACCGCGTCGAAGACCAGGGCGTCCAGGTTGTTGTAGTCGGCGTCGCTACCGGTACCGATCACGATCTTGCCTTCGGCCTTGCCCGACTTCAGCACGCGCTGCGGTGCATTGCTGCGGTACTGCTGCAGCCAGCCGATGTTCACGTCCTGGAGCAGCGGGTTAGTGGCGCGGTTGGTGGTGGCCGCGGCGCTGGTGCCGTTGAAACCGATCATCAGGCGGTCCAGGGCCTGCCGCTTCACGATGGCGTCACGCAGGCGAGACTGGAAGTCGGGGAATTTGGCCCAGGTATCCAGCAGTTGGTAGGTAATGGCGGTGTCGAAATCGGTCTTCTTGCACTCGTAGCCGCGGTTGTCGAGCGCCTGCATCTCGCGGGGTTGGCGGGTGGCGGTGCCGCTGGTGTCGGTGCGACCGGCGATGGTGCCGGAGACGCCCAGGCCGACCTTTTCACCCATCAGCTCATCGACGGGAATGATGTTGACCTTGCTCAGGAACTCGCTCGACTCCTGGATGCGGGTCTCCAGCTTCTGCTGGACGGTGGGCGCCACGGCGAAGGTCGCCGCGGAGGAGGAGACGCCGGACAGCTTGGCGACCTGCTCCAGGTATTGGTTGAACAGCACACGGGTATCGTTACGCATGGATCTCTCCGGAAAGGTGAACGGCTGATCAGCAGTCGGTCAGGTTCTGGCCATCTCCGCCGGTGACCGGAGGGCGCTTGGGTTGGTTGGGGTCTTGGGTCTGGCTGAGCTGCAGCTGCAGGGCGGCGAAGTCGGTCTGCAGCTGCTGGTGCTTGCCGGCCAGCTCGGTGAGGGCGGCCTCGGCGCGGGTGAAGCGCTCGTCCTGCTCGCGAACGTGCTCGGCCACGGCAGTGACCGCGGCGCCGAACTGGGCGAACTCACCCTGGGTCTGCGCCTCCTTGCCCTTGAGCAGCTCCTGGACCTTGGCGAAGAGCAGGGCGCCTAGGCCGGGCTTGTCCTCGACCTCGTCGAAGGTAAGGGCGGTTTCCTCGGCCACGGTGAAGAGGTTGTCCGCGTGCAGCTTGCGACTGGCATAGGGGTTGGCCGCCGGATTGGCCGATGCGAAAGACAACACGTCGGTACCCAGGCTGGCCGGGCTGTCGGTGATGCCCAGGCCGACCAGGTAGGCGGTGCCGGTGTCGGCGAACTTGGGCGAGATCTCGATCGAGGTGTAGATCTTCTGCTTGGCCTTGTTCATGGCCACCAGGTCGGCGGTGGGCTCGATCTGGGCGAAGAGGGCCAGCTTCTTCTGGCCGTTGATTTCGACCTCTTCGGCTTTCACTGCGACCACGTCGCCGTAGGCCTTGAAGGGGCTGTCCGCCACGCTGCTGCGGATGTGCTCCATCCAGATGCGGGCGCCGTAGGTCTTGGGGTTGTAGCTGGCCGCGGCCTGCTCGATCCAGGCGCGCTCGATCTGGCGGCCATCGCTGGTGGCGCCCTCGACGGCGACGCGGAAGAAGGGAGAGCGAAGTTTCGGGGTCTTGGGTTCGGCCATGCCGGGGATCCTCAAAGGCTTAGCGGGAGTGCTTGAGCGATGAGGGGCATGGTCGGGACGCGCGCGCGTCCCAGCAACGAGGGGCCGTTGTAGCGGCGCGCTGTACAAATCCGCGCGCTATGGAGGAGGGAGCCGGGGCGGCAGTCTGGCGGCCATGAAAAGCCTACCTGAATCCGACTCCGTGCCTATCCCCTCCACCGACCTGCTGATGGATGTGCGCCGCCGCGCCAAGCATCTCTACTGGATGGGCTGGCGGGTGACGGAGATCGCCGAGGCGATCGAGGAGAAGGAAAAGACCGTCCATAGCTGGAAGGCCAGGGACGAATGGGACCGGGCCGACAACGTGGAGCGGATCGGCGGGGCGCTGGAGGCGCGCCTGGTGCAGCTGATCCTCAAAGACGCCAAGTCCGGCGGCGACTTCAAGGAGATCGACCTGCTGCATCGCCAGCTGGAGCGCCAGGCGCGAATCCAGCGCTTCCAAGGCGGCGGTACTGAGGCCGAGCTCAATCCCAAGCTGGACAACCGCAATGCCGGGCCCAAGAAGAAGGCCGCGCGCAACGAATTCACCGAGGAGCAGATCGAGGCCCTGGAGAGCGCCTTCCGCGATCAGTGCTTCGGCTACCAGCTGGACTGGTACCGGGCAGGCCAGCAGCGGACCCGGGCGATCCTCAAGAGCCGGCAGATCGGGGCCACCTTCTACTTCGCCCGCGAAGCTTTCCTGGACGCCCTGATCACCGGGCGCAATCAGATCTTCCTGTCGGCCAGCAAAAACCAGGCGCATATCTTCAAGGCGTACATCCAGGCCTTCGCCCGGGAGGTCTGCGGTGTCGAGGTGACGGGGGATCCGATCATCCTGGCCAACGGCGCTGAGCTGCACTTCCTCGGTACCAATGCCCGCACCGCCCAGGGCTACCACGGCAATTTCTATTTCGACGAATTCTTCTGGACCTTCCGCTTCGAGGAGCTGAACAAAGTGGCCAGCGGCATGGCCATGCAGAAGCAGTACCGCCGCACCTACTTCTCGACACCCAGCTCAATGGCCCATGAGGCCTACACCTTCTGGACCGGCGAGCGCTTCAACAAGGGCAAGCCCGTCGCCCAGCACCTCAAGCTAGACGTCTCCCACGACGCCCTGCAGCAAGGCCGGCTCTGCGAGGACCGGATCTGGAGGCAGATCGTCACCATCCTCGATGCCGAGGCTCGCGGCTGCGACCTGTTCGACCTTGAGGAGCTCAAGCTCGAATACTCGGCCGAGGCCTTCCAGAACCTGCTGATGTGCCAGTTCGTCGACGACGGCGCGAGCATCTTCCCGCTGGCCATGCTGCAGCCCTGCATGGTGGACAGCTGGGTCGAGTGGGCCGAGGACTACAAACCGTTTGCAGCCCGACCCCTGGGCGATCGCCCGGTCTGGGTCGGCTATGACCCCGCCGAGACTGGTGACACCGCTGGCCTAGTGGTGGTCGCGCCGCCCGCGGTACCGGGTGGCAAGTTTCGCGTGCTTGAGCGCCACCAGTTCCGCGGGATGGATTTCGCCGCCCAGGCCGAGGCGATCCGCCAGGTCTGCCAGCGCTACTGGGTGAGCTACATCGGCATCGACGTCACCGGTATGGGCAGCGGCGTGGCACAGCTGGTGCGCCAGTTCTTCCCGGGGCTGACCACCTTCAGCTACTCGCCTGAGGTCAAGACCCGCCTGGTACTCAAGGCCTACGACGTGATCAAGAACGGCCGGCTCGAATTCGACGCCGGCTGGACCGATGTCGCCCAGTCACTGATGGCCATTCGCAAGACCACCACCGCCGGCGGCCGGCAATTCACCTACACGGCCGGACGCAACGACACCACGGGCCATGCAGATCTCGCGTGGGCCCTCTTTCATGCCCTGCACAACGAGCCGCTGGAGGGCCAGACCGGCCGCAATACCGGCGTCATGGAGATCTACTGATGAGCGATTCCACCCCCCTGGCCAGCGCGACCGCCCACGCGCCTGGCATCGAGGCCTTCACTTTCGGCGACCCGGCGCCAGTGCTCGATGGCCGCGAGGTCTTCGACTATCTGGAGTGCTGGTTCAATGGCCGCTACTACGACCCGCCGCTGTCTCTAGACGGCCTGGCCAAGGCCACCCGGGCCAGCGTATATCTGGACTCAGGCCTCAAGTTCAAGCGCAACCTCCTGGCGCGCACCTTCATCCCGCACCCGCTGCTGAGCCGCACCGCCTTCGAGCAGCTGGCCCTGGACTACCTCTGGTGCGGCAACGCCTACCTGGAGCGCCGGCAGTCGCGTCTGGGCACGCCGATCAGCCTGCAGCCGCCGCTGGCCAAATACATGCGGCGAGGGGAGGAGGGCCGCTTCTTCCAGGTGCGCGGCTGGCAGGACGAACACGAGTTCGCGCCGGGCACCATCTGTCACCTGCGCGAGGCCGACATCAACCAGGAGATCTACGGCATGCCCGAGTGGCTCGCCGCCATGCAGTCGGCACTGCTCAATGAGTCGGCCACGCTCTTCCGCCGCAAGTATTACAACAACGGCAGTCACGCCGGCTTCATCTTCTACATGACCGACGCCGCGCAGAAGGAGGAAGACATCGACTCCCTACGCACGGCGCTGCGCTCGGCCAAGGGCCCAGGCAACTTCCGCAACCTCTTCGTCTACGCGCCCAACGGCAAGAAAGACGGCATCCAGCTGATCCCCGTCAGCGAGGTAGCAGCGAAGGACGAATTCAACTCGATCAAGAGCATCACCCGCGACGACATGCTCGCGGGCCTGCGGATCCCGCCGCAGCTGATGGGGATCGTGCCGCAGAACGCGGGTGGTTTCGGCTCGATCAGGGACGCGGCGCAGGTCTACGCCGCCAACGAGCTGGAGCCGCTGCAGGCGCGCCTGGCTCAAGTCAACGAGTGGTTGGGAGAGGATGTGATCCGCTTCCGGCCATACGAACTCACGCAACTGCCACAGTAAGGAAACCGATGTCCGCACCGATCGTTCCCTGGATGGGCGGCAAGCGCCGTCTCGCCGACCGAATCTTCCCGCTGTTCCCCAAGCACAGCTGCTACGTCGAGCCCTTCGCCGGGGGCGCCGCGTTGTTCTTCCTTCGCCCGGTACCCGCCGAGGTGGAGGTCCTCAACGACGTAAAAGGCGACCTGGTCAATCTCTACCGGGTCGTCCAGCACCACCTGGAGGAGTTTGTCCGCCAGTTCAAATGGGCGTTGAGCTCGCGTCAGGTCTTCAAGTGGTTGCAGATGACAAACCCGGAGACGCTGACCGACATCCAGCGCGCCGCCCGCTTCTACTACCTGCAGCAGTCCGCCTTTGGTGGCAAGGTCGCCGGCCAGACCTTCGGTACCGCCACGACCACGCCGCCCGGCCTGAACCTGCTGCGCCTCGAGGAGACGCTCTCAGCTGCGCACCTGCGGCTGTCCGAAGTCTACATCGAGCACCTAGCCTGGCAGGACTGCCTGCGCAAATACGACCGGGAGCACACGCTCTTCTACATGGACCCGCCCTACTGGGAGACGGAGGGGTACGGTGTGCCGTTCGGCTTCGAGCAGTATGAGGAAATGGCCCAGATGCTCAGCCAGCTCAAGGGCAAGGCGATCATCAGCCTTAACGATCACCCTGCCATCCGCGAGTGCTTCAAGGCGTTCCGGATCGAGGCGACTGAGATCAACTACACGGTGGGCGGCGGCAAGGGCAGCAAGGCTGGGGAGGTGCTGATCTTCAGCTGGGACACCGAGGCCGAGCCGCTGTCGCTGTTCTAA